GTAATGTAGCACAAAGTAATGGTGTTGCTAGTGAAGAAAAACCAATGGGTGCAGGATACATTAACACAAAGAAGATTAGCGACGATAAGTCAGAGATTAGTTAATGGACCAACAAGGGGAAATTGTAGGGTTGTTTCCTAATGTTCTAGCACGTAAAGTTTGGAATGAAGGAAATAAGTTCAATTTGGATATGAAACATCTGTTTTATCAAATTGAAAAGAAATTTCCTATGGATAGTACATCTTTTAACTTGACAGATCACTACTATACCAGTTATAATAAAGTATTAGACAAACAATTAATAGAATATGATGAAATGAAACCTTTTGTAAATTTTTTATCTGACAATGTTAGAAACCTTAACGACTTTATGGGTTTTACAAAAGAACATAAATTCACTATTAAAGACATGTGGTTTGCTATTAATAGAAAAGGCAGTTACCACGAAACGCACACACATACTCCTAGTATTTGGAGTGGTGTGTATTATGTAGAAGCACACGAAGATGATGCTTCATTAAACTTTTTTAGTCCTGCGATATCAGACAATCATTGGGCTAGTAATGTAATAAACGAATACAATGACTTTAATACAACACAAGTTAGTTTTAAGCCTAGTACAAGTATGTTAAACATCTTTCCTGGTTATTTAAAGCATAGTGTTGCACAACAAAGACATGAACGTGATAGAATTGCAGTTAGTTTTAATATTGTATAAGGAAATGATATGGATAAAGTAAAGTTTAAAAAAGAAGATCGCAAAGCAGAGATAGTTGAAGAAACACATTACATAGTTAAAATGTATGTAGGTGAAGAATTAGTAGAAGAACGCCCAATAGTAGGACACAGTAAAAGATATGCAGAAGACTGTGCTGAAAATTGGATAAATGGTATAATTTAAGTTAGGAGAATACATGACATATATTTTAGTAGATACTGCAAACACTTTTTTCCGTGCTAGACACGCCGTAAGAGGTGATGCTGATGTTAAGATTGGCATGGCTTTACACACAACATTACAAAGCATACGTAAAGCATGGCAAGACTTTAATGGCAGTCATGTTGTCTTTTGTTTAGAAGGACGTAGTTGGCGTAAAGACTATTACGAACCTTACAAGCGTAATAGACAAGTTGCTCGTGATGCTCTTACAGTTTCACAACAAGAAGAAGAAAAAGTATTTTGGGAAACATTTGATGACTTTAAAGACTTCTTAACTAATAAAACAAATTGTACTGTATTACAACACAAACAACTAGAAGCAGATGACTTAATTGCTGGTTGGATACAATCACACCCTAACGATGATCATGTTATTATTAGTACTGATGGTGACTTTGCACAACTTATTGCACCCAATGTAAAACAATATAACGGTGTACAAAAAGTAACAATAACACACGAAGGCTACTTTGATGAAAAAGGCAAAGAAGTTATAGATAAGAAAACTAAACAATCTAAAGGTGCACCTGATCCGCAATGGTTATTGTTTGAAAAGTGTATGCGTGGCGATACTAGTGACAATGTGTTTAGTGCGTTTCCGGGTGTTCGTAAAAAAGGCACTAAGAATAAAGTAGGCTTGTTAGAAGCATTTGAAGATAGAACAACTAAAGGTTTTAATTGGAATAATATGATGCTACAACGTTGGACTGATCACCTAGGTGAAGAACATCGTGTACTAGATGACTATACACGTAATGTTACATTATGTGACTTATCAGCACAACCGGACGACATTAGAAGTATTATTAATAAAAGTATTGAAGATGTAGAGCCTAAAGAAGTTAGTCAAGTTGGTATTCGTTTAATTAAGTTTGCGAATAGTTATGAACTTAATAAAATTACAGAACAAGCAGAAACATTTGCTAAACCATTAAATGCAAGATACGGAGGTTAATATGACAAAAGAAAAAGAACTCGAAGCAAAACAGTTAGTACCTAATAAGTTTTGGATAGTACAAAACTATGGACAAAAAGTAGGAACACTACAAAAGAACAAAGAAGGTTATATTCTTGTTACACACAAAGATAAAATTCATTTTGAAGATGTAGAAAAAGTATATGATGCATTTGGAAAAGACTTTTTTGAACATACTGCTACAAAGAAAATTAAAAATAGTAAGGTAATGGAAGTGCATGGATTTCCTACAAGCACACAAGCATGGAACCCGTTGCTAGATGTACAAAACAATCTACCTCTTTATAGTAAAAGTAGAAAATCTAAAAGTTTATATTGTGCAGGTTACTATACAATTAGATTTGCTAAAGGTTGGGTAAAAAGTTTTTGTCCTAAACTTATAACACTACAACGTTATGATTACAAAGGCCCGTTTACAACAGAATTAGAAATGCGTCAGGTATTATCAAATGTCTCGAAATCCAGTTAATACTATTCCAATAGAAAACTTTTTGCAGAAGGCAAAGATTGCAACTAAGACTCAACAACGTGAACTTAAATTAGATTCTAAAGAATATAAAGACTTGTCAGATAGTATAGCAATATTAATGACAAGGCTTGTAGAACTACAGGATAAACGTCTACAACAACCACAAGACGTAAGTGTAGATATAAAAATGGACGGCGGAAACTTCTAAAAAACGATAAATATATACGTAGTTAACTAAAAGGAATTGCGTATAATGAGTAGACCTAAACCTAAAATTTTGTTAGAATTTACTGACAAGAACACATACCGTAGAGAAGAAGTCCTGTATGCAGAAGCAACATGGGCAATCTTCTATCAGGGCAAACCTTTTAATCTTAAAAGTTCAAATTCAATTTCTCCCACTCCAGGACCTAAGTATAAAAAGACTTCTTTTGCAAATCCAGGACATGCACTTAATTTGGCTAAGAAACTAAACTCTACATTTAAAACCACAGAGTTTGAAGTTTACAAGTTAACTAAAGGCGATAAAATCGCATAATGGATATTAAAGAAGCATACACTAAAACTTTTATGATCTCCGCAGGACAAGAAGATATACCTGCTACTGAGATTAAGAAGAACTATATGCTTTGGTGGCAGAACACACGTATGAAAGGTGACAGTGGATTACGATTAACTAAAGACGGTTTTGATTATGCTGTCGATCGTGCAGATTTAGCCACATATGAAATAAAATTTCCTAACGAAATAAAGTTTACTCCACAAGTATTCTTATACTTAGATAACTTTATTGATTGCCCGTATTACGTTACAAAGAAAAGAATATACGTATTCAGCGAAAAAATGGGGTTACAACTTATGATGTTTGCTGGAGATATCAAACAATACGGCCTTGCTCGTGCTATGGCACAAGAACTAGACGACTAATCATTCATTTTGGACAGTTTTTTTAATAAAAAAGTGGAATAACCGGTTGACTTTTTGCTAGTTGAGTGTATTATAGTATTATAGTTAGAAACAAAAGGAGCATAGCAAAATGGCACAAACAACAGAAGCACGTACAGTTACACCAAACGAAGCGAAATCAGCAGTACAACACGCAATGAAATTGAAGCGTCCTATCTTTATGTGGGGACCTCCAGGCATTGGTAAATCAGATATTATGGCACAGATTAATGGGTCATTAGATAATTCACATTTGATAGATATTAGACTATCACTTTGGGAGCCTACAGATATTAAGGGTATACCTTACTACTCTGCAAACGACAATGTAATGGCGTGGGCACCACCAGCAGAACTTCCAACAGAAGAATTTGCATCACAATTTAAAAGTATCGTTCTTTTCTTAGATGAAATGAACTCTGCGGCTCCGGCAGTACAAGCGGCGGCATATCAACTTATTCTAAATCGTAAAGTTGGTACATACAAACTTCCAGACAATGTTGTAATTGTTGCGGCAGGTAACCGTGAAACTGATAAGGGTGTTACTTATCGTATGCCGGCACCACTTGCTAACAGGTTTGTACACTTAGAGTTACGTGTTGACTTTGAAGATTGGTTGACATGGGCTACAGAACATAAAATCCACGCAGACGTAGTGGGTTACTTGACTTTTGCAAAGCAAGATCTATATGATTTTGATCCTAAGTCAAGTTCAAGAGCATTCGCAACTCCACGTTCTTGGAGTTTCGTAAGCGAACTTCTCGATGATAACTTGCAAGAGTCTACACTAACAGACTTGGTAGCAGGTTCAGTCGGCGAAGGCTTGGCAGTTAAATTTGCGGCACACCGTAAGGTTGCGGCGAAACTGCCTAATCCAACAGACATACTTAATGGCAAGGTTAAGACTATGGAGACGAAAGAGATTTCGGCAATGTATTCACTAACTGTAAGTATGTGTTATGAACTTCAAGAGGCATTCAAACGCAAGGAGAAGGGTTGGACACAAATGGCAGATAACTTTTTTGGTTTTATGATGGATAATTTTGAAACTGAATTAGTTGTAATGGGTACGCGAGTTGCTATCGCTACTTACAAACTGCCATTTTCGCCAAAAGACTTGAAAAACTTTGACCGTTTCCACGATAAGTACGGCAAGTACGTTCAAGCCGCTATGGCATCCTAACTAACTATAGAGGGGGTCTTCGGATCCCCTCGCTCATTTCCACTCTAGGGCATAGGAGGTTAGTATGCTCAATTCCAAACAATTATTCCACTCACTATTTGAATCAGACGACATTGACGTAAAAGACAATGTGGTAAGTATTAATAGTATGCACAGTCTACATATTAGTAATTTTATTCAAGAAGGATTTCAGCACGTTGCTGATGTAAAAGAACAAACTTATTATGAAGATACAAATTGGGAACTAGTTAACTACAACGAACAGTTGTTGTTTAGTAACCATAACAGTTGGGTTTATGTTATTGTAGAAGATGATACAGTTGTTAAACTCGGTGAATCAGGACAACCACTTGCAATACAAGGTCCAAGAACTTTTATGAAAGCAGGTACACAAAGTCGTTTTGGACGTTTAATTAGTCATGGTTGGGCTCATCCTAGTTCTAATGATACAGACAGT